CTTCTCCATATAAGTATGGCCAGTTCTGTACATCACGTACAAGCTCATTGAGTTCAGGTGGTTCAAATGCATCATCAAAGATAAACATTCTTCCGTCTAACTTTTCTGTAACTTTAGGTTCTCTCATCTACTTTTCTATCTTTCAAATATTTTTCATTATGTATCCAACGATATCCTATGTCTTTTACTTGTTGCATAAAGCCCCAGTCTTTGGATTTCTTACCCATATAAAATAAACTCCAACATGGAATTTCATTACCGTCTTTGTCTTTAGCAAGTTCTAACCAATGTAGATCATCTGCTTTTCTAAATCTTACAGTACCTGGTCCCCACCATTTTTTAGTACTACCTACTACATGACCTTCTTCGGCTCTTAACGGCGTGTGTTCCCAATACCCACCTTTCAGGATCATTGTACCCCAACTCCAAGGATGGTCATGTAGTACAGGCTCATCACTTACTAATATTTTATGTAAAGTGACATTGAACGGGAAGCTCTTACGGTCTTTAAGGAAAATATACCATCTAACGAGATATGGTATCTTTCCTGTTCTATCATATATTGTTCTTTTTCTATTCTTAAACAAGTCCATCATTTTTCTTACCACTGTAGTAATCGTCTTTACATAAGTTGTAAAGCTCTATAAATCTTGTGTACTGCAAAGCTAATGCAGGATACTCTTTAATCATTTCTTCAATAGTGTGTTGTGAAGGCCACACTTCAGGTCTAGGATTAAAGTCATCAAAGTTAATCGAAAACTCTCCGCCTGTGTCATTCATATCACCAACGGTGTATGTTGGAGCAAAAGAATAACTGCTATCAATACCTCCTGAACTAGCACCAGTATAAACAATATCGTTTGTGTCAATACTAGTATCGTAAGTGTATGTGCTAGAAGGGGTTATTTCCTTGCCGCCGATTGAAATTGTTAACTTACTGTTTTTAATATCATCAGGATCCATTGCCTATTGCTCCATATAGTTTACGTCCGCTAAAGAAATCATCTTGTAGCTTACGTACCTGTTTTTGTAATACAGGAAGATATGTTTCATAGTTAATCATATAGTCATGTATTCTTTTAACAATTTGTTCTCTGTTAGTTTCATAATTCTTAAAGTCTACTGTCCATTGACTTGGATACTTAAATTCATTAAGTGCCATTTCACTATAACTTAATCTATCTGGAACCATTGGTAGTGTATCTACTAATGCACCCTCATACCAACTAATACCTAGTGTTTCTTGTAAGTTAGCACTAAACACTAACTTTGCTCTACCAAGTAAGTTATGATATTCTATCTTAGAAAGTTCTTGTTCTTGACAAACAATTAATTCATAGTCTGGTAAGTGTGTTCTTAAATCTCTAAATATATCAGGTTGTTTCTCAGGAGCAATCCTATGCGGAAACAATATAATATTTTCCTTAGGCATACCTCTGTAACTATCTAAACTATTCTTTAAATATTCCATAGGCCAACCAACACGTTGTACCTTAGTCTTATCTGTTGAAAGTCCTACGTAGTTGCCTACTTCTCTAAATGCTTCTACAAATATGTTTATATGAAAGTCACTTGCAAAGAAGTTATTATCATAACATTCAAACATAGAACGTTCTGCATTTCTAACCCAAGGTTTATCACCTATAAGTCTACCCAAGAAGTCTTGTGGATCATAACTACCTGCGTGCCACAGACCACCAATGCGAATGTCAACACCCAATAGTTCTGCCATATAACGCAGTTGAATAACTGTAGGGTTCCAGGCATCGGTATAGAGAAAATAATCGCCGTTCTTAATTTGTCCATTGCAGAACATTTCCCCTATCTGTTCAAGTTGTTTACTCTTGTAGACATTTGTACCGCCAAAGTTTAAAAAAGCACCTGGAGTAGTTGCTTGTGGTGTTTCTCCTCCACTTATTACTTCGACCTGTTCGTTAGTAGCACGTTTTAATTGCTTTGGAAGATATTCCTTCCACTGCTTTGTGTAACGTGTATCAACTGCTTCAATGTCAACAATATATATCAACTGTGTCTCCTTTTCTTATAACGTGCTTGTTTTCTTTCACGTCTTTCTTTACGTGCCTTAACAGGATCTAAGTAAGCCTGATAAGACCTTGACCTTTCGCTATACAGATCTCTTTCATTGAACCTGTATCCTTCGAAACGACAAAAATCACGAAACTTGTCCAAGTCGTCAAAGATTTTTACGACTTCGGGGTTCTCTGCAAAATATGACACTTTTTGATCTCCTCTTCTATTTTGCGTATTCGATGTGAGCACCATTCTCACCATCTTCTGAAACATCAATGTGAACTTCTCTGCCAGGATATTTTTCACTTATTTGTGTATACAAATCATCGCTAATCATTTCACAAGATTTGTAGTCAAGCTCTAAAGTTTTTTCAGCATAAAGTTTTTCCAACCAACGTTTGAATTGAATAAATTCAATATCTCTGTCATCATGGAATACTTCAATAGCAACCTTAAAGTGAAAGATATGCCTATGTGGATAACCTAAAAAGCTAACATCATATTCGTCGCCTGTTGCTAATTTAGGATCGTCCAACGCCGCAGGATATTTGTGGATACCTTCTTTTCTAAATGTAACCCAAATCATTCTCTTTGCAGTATTCATAGTCTGTCTTTTGCCTTCCTCTTTGTATTTTTGTCTAATATAATCATCTGTAGACAAGTGTTCATTTTCTTTTAATATTGTAGCATCTTCTAGCATATTAATCAACCTCTTTTATTGGTTTATCTTTGGTATACTCTTTCCAATCTGTAAACTTTGAACGTTGCATTAATTCATTTACTTGATGAACCCATACACCCGGGTTCGAATGATTGTAATCGACATCATCGATCTTAATACAAGCATTGTAGTTCAGTTCTTCAATATGCGGAATCTTAACACTAATCTGCGGAATAAAATTACGGAATATTGAACTCATTGGTAAAGTGCTTTCGTGTAAGTGATCAATTACAAGCTGATGATAACTAACGTCATAATCTAATGTAACTAGCCAACCTTCTTCTAATAGCACACTAATCATATCATGCCAGTCTTCAATGTTATCTCTTTTATCTTCTGGAGCAAAACTTTGATTAGCACCTAAGTAAATGTGTGTACAATCTTCTTCTCTTGCTTTTTGTATAAGGTCAATTGGATTTTGTATACCTACAACGAATAAAGTCTTTTGTCCAAACGCAGGAGTCTTTTCAACTTCAACGCCTGTAAATAACGTTACGTTATCTTTTTCGCCGTCTTCGTAATCACGTTTCATTGAAAACTCCCATCGTTAATATCTGCGTTAAAGGCAATACTAATTCTATCTCTTTTACTTTTATTTGCATTAGCCTGATGCAACAAGTAACTAGGAAAACAAACTAGCTTACCAGGTCTTGGTTCAATCCTAAATCTAGTGCTATTCCATTCATTAGGATGTTTAACATATCTATACGGAACAGCCTGATCATATAACTGATGTGGACTAAACAAAGTTAGCATACCACAATCTTCATCTGCTTGTACATAGTAAACAAAACTTAAAACATTTCTATCGTGCATATGAACTTGATTAATATTAGTTTCTGCACCGTGTGGATAGTTAATGTTTATCCATTCGTTCTTTCTTTGTATGGGACAGCAAAGAGTATAGTATTCCTCAGTTACTTTTTTAGCCATATCATCTACTGCTTTTTTAAGATCACTAAATCTATGATCGCCTAAATATCTATCACTCTGCCAACCACCTTCTTGTTCATTATAGTGCTGATCTTCTTTCATATCATAACAAGCCTGCTTAATGGTCTTGTTATCTAAATCAAGATGCTCTTCTAATAATAAAGTTGAAAATAGTGCAGTTGCGTTCATTTTTTAATGTTCTCTATCTTATCCTTGATTGCTAATTTAATTTTTTTAGTTCTTTTTAAAAGTTCTTCTGTTTGCCAAGACCGATCAAACTTTCTTTCTTTTGTAAGTTCGCCAGTTATCTTGTCATACCATTTGTGTTCTTCTTTTAGTTTCTTCTCACTTTTACTTGCTTTGCTCATTTTCTAACTCCTCCAATTTACTTTCTTGTAAATCTTCAACGTCTGTTTCTTCAACAACCGGAGTACTATCAGCATCATCAAACAATGCGTTAAACTGTGTTTGTGCATTGATAGTCTTTTTACCAGTTGCACCTCTAGTGCCAATTATTGACATCCAGAACCTTGAGAACTCTTCGATGATTTCATTTGCTTTATCTCTATTGTCTGTGGCAAATATAGCCTCAACAACATCTCTAAAGTATAATCTATCGAACTTCTCTTGTACTAACATACTAGGATATATTCCGTTATCATAGCATCTGTTAGCTTCTTGTACTGCATTAATATGACTCCATACGTTGTGTGCCATCTGTATAGCATAACTAAAGCTATCCCAAGATGTCTTACCTTCTTTACCTATCTTATTTAGGTCTCCTGGAGCATAAATGCAAATATCTTTTACTTCCAATCCTTTACTTACAGGACTGTCTGTAAAGTTTTTAAATATACCATCTGCCAATACTGCATCACGGAAGTTTCTAGTATCACTAGCATACTTCTTATCATCAATGCTTGGCACCATTCGATATACCCATTTGCTTCTATCATTTGTTTCTGTTTGAATATACAGTTGTCCGTTAGCAGTTGCTAAGAAAGGACTTGCACAGTCAAACGTTACAGTATAGTTTTCATTGTGGTACTTACGAACTGCTCTTTGTACGTCAGTAAGTAATGTAGCCCACTCTAGTTTACTTGTACCTAGGAAGTGCATAAAGTCATGCTTACCCTTCTCTAGCAAACCATCAAAACGTAGTGCTACTAATCTTTTCAATACTAAATGAATATCACACATATTCTGGCCACCCATTGACCAACCATTAAAGTGATCTGTATATTTCTTAGGATCACAATAGTCTTTCATCTGCTGATACCAATCTTCAGCATCTGTATGATTCTCACCTTGTAATACATTTAGGAACTTACAATTACCATTACGATTCTTCATAAAGTAATCATTGTTTATGCGAGTGGCGTTTACGGCATCCTGATAGTTGTCAATACCCGTTGCTTTTGCACCAGCAGGGCTTCTTGACACCCAGGCAGGAATATCAAGTATCATTCCATAGTCCATATATGCGTCCATCCACGTAAGGACTTGTTCACGTTTCTTTTTAGCTTTAGGACAGTTAGGATCTTTCCAGTCACCTTCCCATACACCCTTACCTATTTGGAAACCACCTGAATCACCAAGTAGCCAACTGTTGTTACGATCTCTATTACGGATCATATCCTCTTTAGGCGAGTCTTTGTTTACATCTAGCTCGGCGTGTCCTGCCGAATATAAACTCCAATGGTATTGGAACATACTAGCTTTAGGTTCAAGCCAGTTCAGACTTTCTACTTCTGTTGGAAAGTTCTTTGGTATTCTACTTTTCTCAACATATTCCTCATAACGTTGTTTACCAACAAACGTTGCAAAGAACCCACTAATGGCAGGGAGAAATACTGCGTAGTCTTTTTGTGCATTAGTTAGATTCGTATTCACTCACTTCTCCTACTTAGATTGTGCAGGCAAAATATAATTGTAAGTAGCCATTCCACTATCAACACTAATCTGCATAGCACCTTGATCGGAAATCTTCATTGTAAGTTTTCCATCTAGTCCTAAAATAGATTGTACCTGTGCTACTGGCCAACTCCATGCGTGTTTAAGTTCACCTGTAATACCTTTTGCAAAATCAAATGATCCTGCGTGTGTACTGTGATCACCAAAGTAAAATACTAAATTATTGTTTTCAGTTTTTACAGTAAACACAGTTTCTTCTGTATGTGCCGCACTTTGCAATTTCATTCTCTGAATACTTGCCATGCTTGGCTCTAATTCTACTTCCCAACTAGCACCTTTAAACTTAACACTTTTAAGTTTCTCATTAATGATCTCTTGATTCATAAATCTATAATCATTCTGGAAGTCACCAGCTTCATTCTCAAAGTGAATGTGTGTTGGAACTTCTTCGCCGTTTCTAGTTGCTTTCTCTACTGAAAGTTTTGCGTTCTTTTGATACTCTGGATTCTTTAAGTGTAAAGCCAGTTTATCTAAGTTAGGCATACCAAACGTTGCCGCAAACTCTGTTACAGGATTTTTAGTATCAGCAGTTAGAATAACACTTCTGTCTTCTGCCATACTTTCGATTTGTGTATTTGCATCATCTCCTGTAACTTTCACTAGATTAAGAAAACCTAGCGAATGTGTATGTGCAACTACATCTTGTAAGATATCTTTCATTGATTTTTCTCCATTGTTATATTGTACATAACTTTAATCATAAAGTCAAGTCCTTTTGCGACTTTAGGTACTCAAATAATTTGATTTTAGGTGACCATCCAAAGTCTGTTAATTTCGAAATGTCAGCTTTATTGCATAACCTTTCGTTCTCACCACCGATTCTTTCTTCACATTTTATATCGAAAAAATCCGTAATCTCTTTTAACGGTGTGCTTATACCCGTTCCAATATCATATACACCAGGTGCATCACGATTCATAAGAAACGTAATGGCACTACAAACATCATCTATATGGATAAAATCTCGTTTATGGTTGGTATGAATATACTCTATTTCTTTTCGTAGTAAACGAGGTACGAACATATTGGGCCTTTGCTGACTGTTACTATATATAGTGCAAAAACGCAGTCCCGTACTTGTTTGTGGTGCAAGTCTTTCTAATGTGTATTTTGTCATAGCATAAGGATTTCTGTTAGGTTCTTTTGCAGTACTAGAACTTGCATACATAATTCTTGTGCCTTTAAAATGATCAAATAGTCTTTTAGTTGCTATAACATTGTTCTGCCAATACAGGTCTGGGTGATCTAAACTTTTACCTATACCACTTTCACCTGCTAAATGAATTATTAGATCAACATCATAGTTTAAATCACAAGTCAGTAAGTCATTACCATCAGCTCTGTCGAGACAAAATACCTGATGAGCCGTCAATTTTTTGACGAGGTGGCTTCCTACAAACCCCTTACTACCTGTTAATAATATTTTCAATCTTCTTCTCCAAGTGGATCCATATCGTCATTGTCTATAACTTTTACGGATTTGTTTTCCCACTTCATAATTATTTCGTTTATTTTACCCATAGGATAATTTTTACCTACAAGTTCTGCCCTATATTCCTTTAGTTCTTCTATTATCTTTTTTATATCGTCCATTAAAATGCTACCTTATATCCTGCCTTGATGGCATTTTCATATCTTTCATCTGCATCTGATAGACTACAAATGACATCTTCTTTGTGTCCGTCATATACATAATAGTAACTTATGTGTGCTACCTTCTTACGTTTTTGTACACTAAAAGAAATACTGTCCTCGCCTTTCTTTAGTATGTTACTCTGTGCTTTGTATTTCATTTTTTAACTCCAAAGTGTTTAAAAGTTGATTGAATACATTTTGCTTGGTAGTAACAGTCTGCAAGTGCATTGTGCATTTCTTCTTGTATTGCTTTACGTGGATCACTTGGCATCATACTAAACACAGTTCTACTGTCTCTAATTTGCCAGAAGTTCCACGGACAAGGCTTTTTAACATTCTTATATAAGTTTTGTAATATAGCATAGTCAAACAAAGGACCTTGACACCATAATTGATCAACACCTACACAGAACTTATTAAGAGCTTTTGTAAGTTGATCCATGTTTACACGATCTTCGTGTTCTCCAAATGCTTCGTCTTGAATGTTTTGTGGTTGCTTTGTCCACCACTCCATTGTGTTATCGTCTATAGTTCTACCTAATTGTTCTGACTGTTCTTCGATATCACAACGTAAATATAATCCATTATGAGGCTCTTCGTCGGAGTATGGATCAAACTTAATTGCACCAACGGTGATAATAACACTATCTGGCTCTACGCCTAGTGTTTCTAAATCTATCATTCCATGTGTTGCCATACTATACCAACTTCATTAAGATGATTACTTGTAATACTAAAACTGCAATCGGTACAATGGTTCTTACTAATTCCATTGTGTGATTGTACTCGTCTAGCTTTCTTTCAAGTTTATTTCTTTTAGCTTTCATCTGTGCCTCCAAAGTCAAATAAATTATTAAATGTGTTTTTCTGAAGTGTACTTGCCACGTCATAATTTAACACCCCTATTAAGTTGCCTAGTTTGTTGTCAATAATTGTTTCTTCCATAGCATCGCCATCAAACGGAAGTTCCTTAAACCATTCTGGCAGTCTAAGTTCATCTGTTGGATATGCAACACTAGTATAGCCTAGTGGGTTTTGTTTTAGTTTACAAACAATAACTTTCATACCGTCAACAATCTCTTGACTGTACTTGTCACCATTCATACGTTTCAATGTGTTCCAGTTAATACTTGCTCGAACGTGTCCGGGCATATTAGCTTTACCTTCACGTTGTTCTTTACGTTGATAGTCACCGATTCTGTTTGCACGTTTAGGACTACCTTTTTCATAACCAGGACGCAGTTTAAATTCTGTTCTAAATTCACTGATACGTTCTAGTATATCTTTTTCACTTTTTTCTTGCAATACCATCATAAGTATTTCACTTAAGAAGTCTTGCATAAACACAGGAGTATCAGAACGTTTAAGATCTAAGCCCATAGCTTTTACCTTACCAGCTTTACCATCTACGTCTGTACGTACTCCTTCGTTGTCGTATATCAAAGCCGCATAACGTTTCTTTGTAATATACAAGCCTGACTCTGCAACAATCTCTCTACCCGCCGCAATAACGTCCGACCGACTTTTTGGACAATGGAACGCCTGCATCATAAACTTGCCAAATGTTTTGTTTGCTTCTCCGCATACTTGATCATATAATTTTATAACACTATCTTTAGTCCAAGGAATCTGTCCTGCTTCAATCTCTTTCTTTAGTATAGGATATGCACTAAAATAAACAGAATCAGTATCACCGTATATTATGCTATCACCTACGTGATCATATGTGCCTGTAATAACTTTATTCACTTCGGCGCTCATATGTTTTGCAATAGCTCTACCTGTAAGTGTTGTACTTTGACCAATACGTTTATCAAAGAATCTACAGCCTGGATTAAGAATAGCACCATATAAACTATTTAGGTTAATCTTCTTAACTAGCTGTCTTTTATCCCAGAATGCAATCTCTGTTTGATTACCTGCTTCAATGGCTTTGCCTTTCATAGCTTGTAATTCTTTACGTTCTTGATACCAACGTTTTAGTAGTCCTGGAATAACACCATCATGTTCATTAGTTAATATTGTACCATTGGCTGTAAGCATCCAAGGTTGATTGCTATCAAATATAAGTTTATACACTTCCGCGGCACTTAACATTTCGCTATCGCCATTTTCAAAGTCAACTGTTATGTTGAAATCTTTTCTTTTCTCCATAACTGCTTCATACTCTAATGTACCGAACTTACCTTCCCAAGCACCTGCAAATGACTTCTTCTGTAATGTCATTTGATCTTGCACGAATGCTTCTGTATGTTCTGGACGTAGTTGTCCTACGATAGTTGCTGGATCCATATTCAATGCACGAATAACACTAGGATATAGACTGTTTAAGTCCATACTACCTATCCACTTATGTACACCTTTCTTAGGAAATGCAACATAGGCTCCTGCCGCCGCAGTATTTTCTTCATCACGTTTTGGCCTATTAGGAACTTGTAGTCCTCTGTGATGTGCTTCGTTAATGATTGCTTGTTCTGTAACTGCTACCGCACCCATTGTGGTCTGTAGCAAAACTGTATTTGCATGAGCTAGTTCATTTGATAAATCTATGAACTTTAGTTTTTTATCCAGCTTGTCCAGTAGTGCAACGTCTTGTCTGTTGTACTCGATGAATGTTCTGAAGTCATTGTTATAAAGTTGATCGAGTGTACCTTCATACACAGTTTTCTTTTCACCGATCTCCATTTCACCAATGGCGTCAAGCCTGTAAGTGTGTCTTTCTTCATAAGTGTATTTACGATATAATTCTAAACTATCTAAATGCACTCTACCTATTAAGTCATAGGTTTCTGCTTTTTTACCATACTTCTCATACTCACGTTTCTTAGGAAGTTGTTTCCATAAACAAAAACGTCTAGTATCGTCTTTACTTAAAACTCTTGAAACACGATTGACAGTATAAGGAATATCATAACCTTCACTGTTCCAACCTGTTAGTATATCACTGTCTTGTATGATATCAAGAAATGCTTCAAGCATATCTGCTTCTTTGTCATACAAATATGTATTAGGGAAATCTTTTACTTGTTCTTTTGCCTGTTCCATTGATAAGCCCTTAGGCGGAATAGCAAATGTAACAAGACTATCTAGCCATTGTAAATGTACTGTGATTGCAGTAATTGGCATAAATGGATCGCTTGGATCTGCGAATCCACGTTCTGGATCAAAGTCTGTCTCAATATCAAAAAATGCAACATTAAGTTTCGGAGCATCTACGTTTAAGTATTGTTCACTTAAACATTGGAATATTGGATTAACATCACTTTCAAATAATTCTTTGTTTTGATTTATAGCAAGTTCTTTTCTAAACTGCTTTGTGTTTCTTGCTACGATTCTATTTAGGGGATCACCATATATACTTTTGTATTTGCCTCTAGCATCTTTATAATAGAAAGTATATTTTACAGGATATTCTGTGAAATGTCGCTTACCATCTTTACGTTCTACTACTCTTATAACGTCTTGGTCACGATCGAATTGTGCGTCTACGTAGCTCATTTATTCTCCTTTGTATGTCATTTGAGGCTGACAAATACCAAACTATCGCTTATGGCCGATTGTACCTTCTTTATAGTGTTGCTAATATTATACCTGAAATCCCAACTATTGTCAAGACCCCATTTGTTATTATCAACGCCGGTTCTTTCCACATAAATGAAACTATTAACCAAACTGCTCCGCCAAGTGCTAATAAGCCTGGCCCCAGTGGATATAACTCAGGAAATCCTGCGTTAATAAAAGTTCCAATTATTAATATTAATGTTGCTACCCATTTTAGTATAACATCAATCTTCAATGCCTTGTTGTTTAAAATATTCTCTATCATTTATTGCCTTGTCATCTACCCAAATATCGTATACTTGTTTGCCTGTCTTTATTGTTGTGGCTCTTACACCCCAACCCATTAATTGTCTTACGGTAAATTCCTGCCAATCTTTGCCGGAAGTACCACCTCTTGCAGTATAGTAATGTATTTCATTACCTGCGTCAAAGAGCTTGTTAAAGTGCTCTATGCGGTCTCTACGTGGCTGACTTTCCTCATAGTTACTGTTTACAGTATAACAGATTGTTCCGTCTATGTCAACCATATATTTCATATAAAAAGTCTCCAAAGTGCTATTGTATTCATAGTTGTAAACCAAGCCGTTAATACCATTACCCAAGCTGATCCTCTATAGTACGCACCAAAAAATCCAGTTACACTTCCTATCCAATAAAATGGAATGAAGATATCTGGTCTAGGTTCAAGTACGGTCCAGGTTAATATTGCACTTCCAATAATAACTGTAATAGCACTTACCATTTCAAGATTGAAGGCAAGTGGGTGACTTACGTAACTTTTTCTAAAAAACTCTTTTATGTTCACTACTTGTCTTTACCTACAGTAACAACCAAAGTTTCTAGGTCGTCAAATGCATCAGCTACTTTTGACCAATCACCTTTGTGTGCGATCTTAATAGCTTTATTAATAAGTGCTGGTTTCATGTTAAGTTCTTCTGCGACTGCTTTTACAGTATCTTTAAGACCTGCATTTAAGTCTTCAACTTCTTGCATTACTTGAGCACCTTCATTTACAAGACGTTCTAGCTTTTGCTTTTCGTCCTGTCCATATACTCTATCACTCATGATATTCTCCTAATTTAGTTTTTATATTATACACTCGTTGCCTGTTGTCTGTCAATAGAAATATTGCCGGCAATCACAATTCTTTCTTTATCGTTTTCTTGTGCTGGTACACTATGAGTTACCCAACCTGGAAACACAATCATTAATCCTGTATTTGGATATATTGCGTTTTGGCTAGTTGGAAATACTAGTGGTGCATCATTTGGTTCTGCATCTACATAATAAACGAAACTCCAAATAGCCGGGTGATGTGCGTGTGCTTTACAACTATCACCTTTCTTATAACAAGCACCCCAACAATCTGTTGCAAAGAACTTTCCTGTTGGAATACTAACTAGGCCACCTTTGATAACGTCAATAGCAAAGTCAATAATCTTTTGGAAATCAGGATCATTAAACATAGTCCATTTAGTCATGTCTGCTTGAACATTAGTTTTTCTATATTGCTGATCTCCCTGTGCTTTGATCTTTTCCGTAAGAATTGGTTTCAAGGATTCAGCATCTTCATATATCATTGTAAATACGTCTGCTTGTTCGTTAAACTGTAAATTCTGTACGTTAGGGATCAACATACAGTTATTTAATCTTAATCAGTTTTGGATTCTTCGTCTTTGGTTTTGTAAGCCCATTCGTCTGTATGTCCAACGGACCATTTTGGATTATTTTCTACTGTGTAATTTTGTGTACAAACTTTGAAATCTGGAGTCTTACGTTCACCAAGTACTAAACTTTGATCTGTAAAAATAACTCTGTTATTTGGTTGTGCCGCAAACTGTCCATTATTCATTTTAATAATATTGAATGATTTATGTTCTGGATCATGTTCCGAAAAGTTTACGTTTAGTGTAGAGTGTTGTGCATGGCAAGTATCAAGTGTAAACAAGTATTCGCCCTTGTGCATTTTCTTATCTTTACCAAAGAATTCACAATCAGCTAACATAGGCTTTTTAATTAATGTAATATCGTAATCAAAGCAATCCCATATCTGTAGTGTATCTAGTGGTAATTGATCTTCTGGATTTATGTTAGTTTTCCAAACAAATGCACTAATAGGAAGTTTGTCGTATAATGCACCATATTCTGTAAGTAGTGTTTCAAAGTATAGAGCCTTGCCCATAATACTTCTAATAGATATCCAATGACCTGGAGTGAACTCTCCATGACCCTTTTCTAGATCGTATAAGTATTCTTTCTTTACATATACTTCAACCGGCGGTAGGTTATGAACTAAAAAGGCCATAAAGCTCCTCTGTTTGTTAATTGAAAGTATTTATCGGAAGTTTAATTTTTAGCTACGAAAGCCTGGCCTTTTTGAAGGGCATTTTGAAACTTTCTCCAGCCAGTGTTTGCGTCTAGCTTGTTAGTTCCATCTGTCCACTCAGTGCCTGTATATGTCCAAGTAGACTTTCCATCTTGGTATGCACTACCGCTTGGAAGTGAACCTACGTCTTTGATGGGAGAGCCTTTTGCAACAACCTTAGGTTCTACAGTTGGAGCCGCCGCTTTTGTATTTGTTTTAGGTGCTTTGGCAGTCTTCTTATCGTCTCCACCAAGTCCTAGTCCTTTGCGTAATGCAGATCCAAAGCCTGGCTTCTTAGGTTCTTTGCTACCGTGAGATCCGCCATACTTTTTACTCATCTGTTTGGCCGCACCTGCTATTGCACCATCGTCACCAGTAAAGTATTCTGCACCTGCTTTAGCTTTTTTCAAGGCTGTTGCAAATGGATTTTCGTTAACGGTGAATGTTTCGTTTGTGAGGTGTTTTATTTTCATTACATCTTTACGCAGTTATCAACAGTTTTGCCGCCCTTTTTCTTTGTACCCATACGTTTGTAGCCTTTCCAACATACTTTGCCGTCAACGCCTTTTTGTTTTTCGTATACATACTCGGACTTCTCTGCTTCTAATTTATCTGCTAAAGACTCTTTGTAATCTGATTCTTTTGTTTCTGCTACTGCTTCATTGCATTTAGGTCCGCAATTACAATCTGGTGTACAGTTTCCGCCACAAGCACAATCTTCATTACAGTTACAAGCCTTTGCTTCGTTAATGTTTTCGCTTACTTGCTCAAACTTTTGCTCGTAATCCATGTTGTGATATACTGCACCAATGTAGTCTGATGCTTTTGTGATCTTAGATTGTACCCAACCTTCTAAGCCTTCTTGCTCTGAAACATTTTTAAGCATTTCATGTAGCTTAATAGAATACTTTGCAATCTTGTACAGTTGGGCTCTTGCCATTTGTACTTCATGATCTTGCTCTACTTTAGAAGCCTCGTCGGCTAAATTTTCTTGTATTAAGTCTTTGCTTTTCATTTGCGTTTCCTTACTATTATTTAGCCTTTTTAAGGGTTGACCAAATAATCCGTGACTCTTGTTATCTAGTGCATTATCCGTAGGTTTCTGCTTCTTAGGCTTTGCTTTGCTGTTTGCTATGTGTGGATTTGCCACTGTTGCAATATTACCGGCACTAGTTGCACCTGGTGTAGCAGTTTCATTGTTTATATCGTATGCTTTACCCTTGTGTTTTTCTTTGCGTGGAATCTCTTTAGTTTTGTCACCATGGCTACCTGAAGCACCACTTGAACGTAGGTCTTGCATAGCCTTGAAATTAGGATCTCTTGGCTTACTTGGTTTATTCTTTTTGATTTCTCTTATACGCATAATAATATTTATCTTTTCATTAGTTGCATGATCTCTTTTAAACGGCCGTTGATCATGTGTACTCTGGCTTCTTTTTGGCCACGTAAACGTAGAGCATCGTATCTATGATGCCCATTAACAATACAACCGTCCATATCGCATAGTATAGGAGCATACTTTTTATCTCCTGTGCGTTGTAGTGCTTTACCTAGCTTTTGCCAACTACGATCACGTTGTACTGGCTTTAATCTATCTAAAGGAACCCTGCCCTTCTTACCAATAAACTGTGGAACATCTTTGCTCTTAACTTGTGGTGGTGCTTCTCCATCTGTAGGCTCTGGGTCAAAGTTATGATCCTGATAACCACTTACATCACCAACTTTATATCCTAAACGTTTTAGGTTTTTAATCATGTGTTTAGCTTCTATGTCTCCACCAAAGAAGTTTAAGAAGATATCTTGATCACCCATATTAGCATCATCTGGCTCAGTTGTTTTAATGTTAGCCATGTTACGACCTAGTTTCATAAAGTCATAGTCTGTAGCATCTGAATCTACCGAGAAACTATTTTTCGGAAGAGGTATAAGATCGCCTTCTTTAGCCATCTTAGTAGCAGTAGCATACATAACTGCTTTAGCATCTTTACCATAACGTTTTTTAAAGTCTTTAGCATTTTTCTTCATTCCTTTTACGAAACGTTCTTTATCTTTTTCTTCACCTTTTGTCAATTCTCTTTCCTCAACTGGCTTGTCAAAATATTGTTTTAAGTTGTTTGCAGTTCTTTCAAACTTGTGATCCTTGTGTTTAAATCCTACACCACCTGAGGCTTCCCATTTAGCAACATTCTGACCAAAGTCATCTATTAGTATGTTTGGTGTACCATCTGGTTGTGTTGCATATTGGCTTTTGTTTGCACTAATAATAACTTCCTTAGGTGGAAAAGCTGTTAAGTGTTTCTTTACCCATTCACGTTTGCTAGGTTCTACTCTTTCATCATCAGACATAGGAGCACTTAATATCTTGTACTCTCCTTTAAGATCTTTTATTATGTTTAATAAGTTCTGTGAGTTTGAAGTAGGTTTAAGGTCTATCCAAAAGTCTTTTGTATCTCTAATTTTTTGTAATGCGGCTGGAACGTCTTTGATTTCCTTCCAATCGTCTACACCTAATAATTTTGTCCAAGCATCAAAAAAGTCTACAAGCACACCGTCCATATCAACGTAAATTTCAGTTGCACTTGATATCTGCGTAGCATCTGCTTCGTTGGCTTTGTTATTGCCTTTGTTTTTAAAATCAAACCTATTGTTAGGTCCTGTGCCTTTCTTATGTACTAAACCCATTGGCTTAATTGTTTGAGGCATAATTTTCCATTCGTTCCATATTTCTTTCTTTGACTCTGCCATGCCCAAATTAAATAAAGTATTTGGGTCACTGTTCTTATGAGCCTTCTTGTGCATATTATAAGCTGGAATTCCTTTTTTGTCAACCTTTAATCCGAGCTTGGCCGCTTGTTTCTTGATTTCGTCAGGACCTACGTCAGCTGTTGTATTAACACCTGGTACAATCAATCCACCATTTTCATATAGCTGACGAACTTTCATTACTT